AACAAACACGGTAATCTTTGGATTGCTAAAGTTGCAGGTACTGTAAAAACAAAAGACGAGGCACAGGCGATTGTTGATGCAGAGGTTCAAGCAGCGCAAGCTGCGTGGGATGCTCTACCTGCTGAAGAAAAAGCACCAGCAGTAGAGTCTAACACAAGACCTGCTGACATAACATTAGAGGAGTAAAAATTTAAATGGCTGAGTATAAAGAAATACATGGCACAAAGATTCGGAACTATACGACTAATCCCGATAATCCGATTACGGGAGAGGTGTGGTATAACGATACTGATAATGTTTTAAAATTTCAACATCCTAATACAACAACATCAGGTTCGTGGAGAACTGCTGGTAATATGAATACAGCTAGAAATAATATGGGATCAGCAGGAGCTGATAATACATCAGCTTTAGTTTTTGGTGGTGCCCCTCCTGGTAATCCTGCTCCAGCATTAACAGAATTTTATAATGGATCTAGTTGGACTGAAGTTAATGATATGAATACGGGAAGATTTGGATTAGCTGGAGATGGAATATACACAGCTGCTATAGCAATGGGAGGTGGAGCAGATCCTGGAGTTTATTATAATAAAACAGAAACTTTTAATGGAACAAATTGGACTGAAGTTAATGCTATGAATACTAGTAGAAGATATTTAACAGGAGCAGGGACATCAACATCGTCCTTAGCAATAGGTGGGTTTGCACCACCACACACTGCTGTGGTAGAATCTTGGAATGGAACAAACTGGACTGAAGTTGCAGATATAGGTGCAAGATCTCAATTAGCCTCTGCTGGAGAAAGCAACACAGCAGCCATAGCTGCAGGAGGAGAACCTCCTTCTAGTGGAACTACAGCAGTAGAATCTTGGAATGGAAGTAATTGGACAACAGTAAATTCTTTAAATACAGGAAGACAAGCTCTTAAAGGAGCAGGAACTTCAACAGATGCTTTAGTTTTTGGAGGAACTTCTCCTGTAACAGGAAAAACAGAACAATGGAACGGAACTAACTGGACTGAAGTAGCAGATTTAGCTACAGCAAGAATAGCTATGGGTGCTGCAGGTACGACAACATCAGCTTTAGCTGCAGGTGGAGAAAATGCATCAGGAACAAGTGTTACTACAACAGAATCATGGACAGGTGCAGGTGCACCAATTGGAGCTTGGTCTAGTGGTAATGATATAAATACTGGTAGATGGGCATTTGTATCAACATCAGTTGGAACTAACACTGCAGCGTTAGCATTTGGTGGATATAATCCTGGTGGAAGTAAAGCGCTTACAGAATCTTATAATGGAACAAACTGGACTGAAGTAAACGATTTGACTGATGCAAGAAATTCTGGAGGAGGTTGTGGAACTTCAACAGCTGCTTTAGCGTTTGGTGGTTCTCAACCTCCAAACACAACTAACACAGAAACTTGGAATGGAACTAACTGGACAGAAGTAAATAATTTAAATTCTGCAAGAAAACAAATAGTAGGAATAGGTGCTACTAACACAGCATCTTTATCTGTAGGGGGTTCACCTTATCAAGCTATTACAGAACTTTGGAATGGAACTAACTGGACTGAAGTTAATGACATGAATGATGGTAAACAAGATGGAACAGGATTTGGAACTTCAACATCAGGTTTATATGCCGGTGGTTCTACACCTCCTGTAACAAATCAAACAGAAACTTGGAATGGAACTAACTGGACAGAAGTAAATAATTTAAACCAGGCTAGATCAGAACCAGGTGGTGGTGGTGCAGATAGCACATCAGGTTTAGTTTTTGGAGGAAACAATCCAGGAAATACAGCATTGACTGAAGATTGGAATGGTGTAAGTTGGGCTGAAGTTGCCGATTTATCTACAGCTAGAAAAAATTTAGGTAGTGCAGGAATTGTAACAGCTGCTCTAGCTTTTGGTGGAGAAATAACAGCAGCATCAGCTGTAACGGAATCTTGGACTGGCTCAACAAATACAACTAAAACAATAACTACAGATTAATTATGGCAACATACAAAGAAATACGAGGAACACAAATTGAAGCGGTAGCAACCGATCCATCAAATCCTGTTGAAGGACAAGTTTGGTATAATACAACATCAAATGAATTAAAAGGTCAAGCAGTTACAGCTACTGGATCTTGGGCTACAACAGGTAATTTAAATCAAGCAAGAAATCAATTATCTGCTGCAGGTCAAGCCCCACGTGCTACATCTTTAGTATTTTCTGGTTTTAATAATCCTACAGCATATGCACAAACTGAATTATTTAATGGTTCATCTTGGACAGAATTAAACGATGTGAATCATGCAGCAGCAGGACGTTTTGGTTTTGGAATAAGTACAGCTGCAATAGCTGCTGGTGGTTATACTGCTCCTCCTGGTTCAACAACAAATACTGAGATATGGAATGGCACTAATTGGACTGAAGTAAATGATTTAAATGCAGGAGCATATCTTGGTGGCTCGGCTGGAGCTAATAGCACTGCAGGATTAGCTTTTGGCGGTATTACTACACCTCCTTTTGGAATATTAGCAAAAAATGAAGAGTGGAATGGAACTAACTGGACTGAAACAACTGATTTAAATACTGGTAGATATAGTCTGGCAGGAGTAGGGGCAAACACTGAAGCTGCTTTAGGTTTTGGTGGAAATAGTCCTTCTATTACAGGAGTAACAGAATCTTGGAATGGAAGCAATTGGACTGAAGTTAATGATTTAAATACAGCAAGAACTGGTTTAGCGGGTGCTGGAATTTATACATCTGCTGTAGCTTTTGGTGGTGATACACCACCGATTTCTGCACTTGCAGAAGTATGGAATGGAACTAATTGGACAGAGGATGGAGATTTAAATACTGCTAGAAGTTTTTTAACAGGAGGTGGATCATCGTCTGCGGCTATAGCTGCAGGAGGTCAGGAACCTTCTAATTCAAATGCAGCAGAAGTATGGACAGGTGCAGGTGCTGGAGTAACAAAAACATTTACAGACAGTTAAGACTTGTAATATATTTTAAATAATATATATAAGAAGGAACTATAAAGGATAAAGCTATGAAAAAAGACGTTAAAGAAGTAATACAAGGTGAAGAACCACATTTAAATAATTTATTAACACAAGAAGATCTATCATCGTTTAAAGGTATGGTAGACGAGCTTCGTGATACATGGACCAAGAAACAAATGTTTCGAACAGAAACAGAAGCAAGGTTTTCTGTATTACAAGATAATAGATACCCAACTAAAGCATCAAAGTATTGGCAGTGTGTTAGAGAACAATCATCTTACTTAGATAACTTAATGACACTATCATTTGACTATAGAAGAAACGAAGCAAAGATTAAATGGTTAGAAGGTAAAGTTGAAAAAGAAGAAGATGAATACAAAAGAACTAAATACAAAATAGATTTAGACGAAGCTATATTTGGTAAGGCTTCTATGGAAAAAGTTGCAAAACATAGAATGAGAGAAATTAAGATGTGGTCTAAATTAAAAGGTGAATTTAATGATGGATCATTTAATGACAAAGATGTTAACCAACATCAGTTAGAATCTTATGGTATGCAATATCACGAGAAAGCAAAAACTTTAAATCAAAATTCAAGTGAGGCTGAAATATTTAATGTAATGGGACAACTACAATCATTACAAAGAATTAAAAAATCTGGTGAATTAGAAAATAGCTACAAAGAGAAAGAAAAAATTGAACAACATGGAAAACCTAAAGTTTGATTTTATATTTTTAGGTCAATCGGTTTTAAAGTATCAAGTACCGCTTGATATATTTACTACAATTAATCAGATCTACGAACAAAATTTTCATAACCTTGCACCTGCTAATGGTCAGTTAGTAGGTAAGATAGAGAATGAACATTCATTGTTTTATCATGGGGCTGATCAAACTAAAATGAAGAACCATAATATGTTGCCTAGAAATGTTACAGATTATTTTATGAATATATTTAAACACTATCTAGCATTTAATAAGATAAAAGATTATGAAACACATTTAAATTCTATTTGGGTTAATGAAATGAAACAACATGAATATAATCCAGCTCATGTTCATAGAGGCATGTTATTTACTGGTCTCTCAAGCGTAATGATTTTAAAACTACCGTCCACATTTGGAAGAGAGTACTCCGCAGATGAAGTTAAACAAAATGGTAGATTACAAATATTAGGTGCAGCTAATGGTCAGTTTGCTAAGATAGATTATCAACCACCAATGGATCTTAGAGATTTTTATGTGTTTCCATATGACATGAGACACTGTGTTTATCCATTCAATGGAACAACAGAGACTAGACGAACTCTAGCTGCAAACTGTGATGTAAACTTTGATCCAATTAGGAATAGAGGTGCAGCTTAATGGATAAACAATATTACATAGATAATCATATAGGGTTATTTAAAAACTTTATGCCTAACGAATTAATAAATGATTATGTAAATTATTTTAATAAGTGCGAGCAACAAGGTGCGGTGTATCCAAGGCAAGTAGATGAAACGTTAGTATCAGATAATGCCATAGATACTATTAGAGACACTAATGTTTCAATGACTTATAACAACAAACCTTTTATAGATATGTTTTTTAAAGATGTATACCCTTTGTATGTTCAAAAATATTCACATTTAAAAAAATTAGCCACACATAATATATTAGAAGTAAAGATACAAAAAACTAAAGTTGGTGAAGGTTATCATATGTGGCATTGTGAAAACGCTGAGATGAAAGCTAGAAATAGAATATTAGCTTTTAGTGTTTATCTTAACGATGTAGCAGAGGGTGGAGAAACAGAATTTTTATATCAAAAGTGTAGGTTTAAACCTGAAAAAAATACACTATTAGTTTGGCCTGCACAATTTACACATGTTCATAGAGGCAACCCACCTCTATCAAATGATAAATATATAATAACGGGATGGGTAGAATACGGATATTAATATGATAACAGAACCACGATGGCGATCTTTTATAGTAGAAACCACACAACCAATTTTTACACCAGAACAGTGTAAAATGATTATTGAAGCTGGACGTACTGAGCCTAGAAACGATGCAGGAGTTGGAAATGAAAAAGGTATTAAAGGTGGTCATATTGATACTAAAACAAGAACTTCACATATTAGTTGGATACCATTTAAAAAAATGGCGGACATGTATAAAGACATTGAACGTATTATGAAGACGACTAATGGTAATCATTTTGGTTTTGATGGAATGACAATAACTGAAATGGCACAATACACAGAATATCCAGAAGGAGGATTCTATGAATGGCATGTAGATAATGATGTGAACATGCAACATGAACCACCGGTTAGAAAAATATCTATGACTTGTTTGTTATCTCCTGAGTCAGAATTTGAAGGTGGAGATTTAGAATTAATGGCTGAAGGTAAAGTTGCAAAAATAAAACAAGGACACGCAGTATTTTTT